GGTACCTTGACTGCCTACAGATCCTTGAGAACCTACAGACCCTTGAGAGCCCACTGATCCTTGAGCACCTACAACTCCTTGACTACCCGTGGTACCTTGACTGCCTACAGATCCTTGAGAACCCACTGACCCTTGAGCACCCACTGACCCTTGAGCACCTACAACTCCTTGACTACCCGTGGTACCTTGACTGCCTACAGATCCTTGAGAACCCACTGACCCTTGAGCACCCACTGACCCTTGAGAACCCACAGCTCCTTGAACACCGTTGGCTCCTTGTGCTCCATTCGTACCTTGAGAGCCCACTGACCCTTGAGCACCCACTGATCCTTGAGAGCCCACCGACCCTTGAGCACCTGAAACGCCTTGAGCACCCGCGGTACCTTGACTACCCCTAGATCCTTGTGCGCCCGATGCACCTTGAGCACCTACAGATCCTTGAGCGCCGGAAGCTCCGCCACCAGGACCCGCTGCACCCGTAGGACCTGGATCTCCATCTGGCCCCGTAGCACCGGTCGCCCCTGTCGGTCCCACTGGACCATTTGTAGGCAATCCGCAGTACTTCATTTTGGATAATCTGTCCCCACTTGACATCTGTTCCTACACTTAGGGCGCGATAAAAATTATATTTTAAAATAAGCTACCCCCATAATGCCGCCGATTGTTGGCCTCGTTATGATTGTCAAAGACGAAGAGGCCGTTCTAGAACGCGCGCTCCTTTCTGTGCGACCCTACATCTCAACCTATATCATCGTCGATACCGGCTCCACCGACGGCACGAAAGAAGTAATCCGACGCTGCCTCGCCGATCTGTCAGGGCAGATCATAGATCGCCCCTGGACCAATTTCGGTGTCAATCGGTCCGAGGCGTTGGCCCTCTGCGACGGTCACATGGACTGGGCTCTGATGCTCGATGCCGACGATAACATGGCCGGTCCTGTCCCTCCGATCGATGTATGGACCCATCCAACAGCCGACGGCTTTGCCCTGCGTATCCAACACGGGGCTATCTGGCATCAACGGATCCAGATCTTCCGCACCGGCATCGGCTGGGCCTATGAGGGTGTCGTCCATGAATCGCCTGTCTGCCGGTCCAAAGACAAAGCGAACGTGGTGATGTTGCCGCCCGAGACCTACATGGTGACGCGGTGCGAAGGCGCACGATCGCGGGATCCTCTCAAGTATCAAAAGGACGCGGCCTTGATCGAGGCCGAACTGGTTAAGAAGCCTGGCGATCCTCGTCAGCTGTTTTATCTTGCCCAGAGCTACCGTGATGCCGGTAATCAGCAAGCGGCGATCGCCACCTATTACAAGTACCTCGATGTGAGCGGTTCATGGACCCAGGAGACTTACACCGCCCTCGTGAATCTTATTAGTGTCGTGACCACCGAAACTGAGAAGATTCGCCTTACATGGCTTGCCATAGAACTCTGCCCTGACCGGGTAGAGGCGCCCTTTACTCTGCTATCGGGCCGTCGAAAGGCCGGCTTGCCCGTGACGCAACAGATCTATGCCATCGGCGCCGCTGTGACCAACCGAGTACCACCGCCCGGTGCTCTCTTCGTAAATCCCGCTATTTATGAGTGGGGACTCGACGATGAACTCGCGATTGTCGCCTTTGCAACCCATCACTTCCATCAGGCAAAAGAGGCCTCTATCCGTTGTGCTCTGGCGGCAAGCCACCCTGTGCTTCGCGAGAATGCACTTACAAACGCACGGCTCGCATTAGCCCAGTACAAGAATACGGGATGACTGTATGGTTGCGGAGCCAGTACCGGTCAGCGCAATCGTGTAGGTGCCGGGAGGCTGCGCTACTGTAGAGGTAAATATAAAGTTGGATGCGGTCATAGAGGATACAACGGTTCCATTGAGTGTCAGCTGCAGGTCGATCACTTCGGCCACATCGACGAGCCCCCAGATTACAATTGGCTTTTCTTCCACTGTCGTTACGATTGTAGAACAGAGCACAACCGACCCCGCAATTGATGTGGGAGCCTCTTGGATAAATCCAACGATTGGATTTACGAGGGACGGAATAGGAATCATTGTAGTATCCACAATCTCAACACTAGGGCTCAAAAAATTACCAGGGTTCGTGTTAGGATCACATTCGGGCGATGCCAGTGTATAACGCAGCTTGGCAATCCAATCGGCCTGTGACGACATCCTTATTCACTCGCTAGATTTTTGGGGGGGCCGTGTGACGAGCAAGTACAGCCAATAGAAATGCGCACTTTCCATCATGACCGGTACCATATAGAAATATACATTCGGTGGCTGAATAAGGAGAGTTGGAACCAAGGGCCATACGATGCGAAAGGCAATAAAGGTGGCGTTAAACAGCATGTCAGATCGATAAGTGGGTGCCAGTGTTCCGATCGCACGCACACAGGTGGGAATCTCCAAGAGTAGAAATGCGGGAGCTAGGCCTGAATAGCCATTCTCTTTGATGAATGAGATAAATAGAATATATACGATATGATGAATCCAGAAATCTAACAATGATGTATCACGGAAATATAGAGTGCCTATCCACAAGAGTTCGGCCCAGAAATACGTAATCATGGACTCTAGAATAAAGTCCATAAACGGAGTTGCCTCCACACTTCCTGTAGTGAGCCAGTAGGCCGACTGAATGGCACCGATTACACTAAAGAACAGTGACATGGGCGCACACATGATCCACATCTGCCGCTTCCGTTCCGGAATAAATTGGCTCGCGACGCCTTGCACCGTAAAGAGGCTCAAGAGCAGCGGGATAGACGGTAAAACGATCATTTAAAATGGCCCCCTGTGGCTGAACGCCCCCGCGTCACTTTTGCCTATTCTAGATCAAAAAAGAACAGTTGAAATAATCGGCCATTTTCTTTTGTAGTACCGAAATAGTTCGTCGCTGCGTGTATATGCCGCGAATCGAATAGAACGAGTCGGTTGTATATATTTCCGACCACATCAACCACTTCAAATTCCGTGGGATCAAGAAAGCCATTTCGAAATACACGGTCGTGTTCTTCCTTTGCAACTTTCATCTTCTTCGTATGAATCGACCGGAGCAAACACGTGCCCGTATCGACGGGTGCATCCGGTGTAAGAAATAGCACGCCCGCGTATTGTTGTGCGTCGCAGTGATACACTAATTGATCGCCACCGATGCAATATTGGAAACATCCGTTCGTTCCGTATGTGTCCCAATTTGTTATCTTGGACCCAATAATCTGCTCGAATCGTTCTTTTAATCCTGCAAACAGATAGCACTGATCGGTGCGTTTGCCCTTGTGATTGGCCGGATGCGGATCATACTTGCAGGATAATGCGAATCGCCGGACTGCATCTGGATCTGCGTAGAAATTATCAACCACGCTGTACGAGGGCACAGCCGGTGTAAGAGCAAAGGAGGGAGCCGCTGAAAATGCAAACACCGTAACCCACTCTCCTAGGTCCATCTGTAGTTCGCATGGAAAGCAGGACAGAGGCAGTGTAAGGGCCCAGCCACACATGCTTGGACCAACATTATAGAATCGGCCGACATCCTCTCGCCGCACGGCCTCAACATGTATAAGTGCATCGCCCGTTTTTACCCGAAGAGGCTTACTTTCTTTTGTCGCCGTTGTCAGACACCAGCCCTTGATCTGTATGGAATCGCGCAGTACAGCGTTGCTATCTACATATCCTATAATCGACGGATGAAGAGTTTCGTGCATTGCCGTTCTGATTTAGAGTGGCTTTATATAACATGCGGCCATCCGCTTCTTCAAAAACCGCGACCCTGCAGAGATGAGTGAGGCTCCTTTTGCATCGGCCTCCTTTGGCGAACAGGATGCCGGCTCGGGCCCGGTTACGGCCTCGCCGTCGCTCGGCCCCATGACGGGAGCGATCCATAATATCAGTGTCCGACATCTCCATGATATTAGCGTATCGGTGCCCGATGATCGACAGTTCTTGCGCTCTTGGCGGCACAATCTCCAGGACTGTCTCCGTCAGCACAATGGCAGGATCGCCCAGTTCTTGCTGGCGGATGTCTCGGGATCCGATGCTGTGGCCGATGTGAAGCGGCGATGCACCGAGGTGCTCAACAAGTACTCGAATCCTATGTGGAACTTTGCCTCCTCGACTCGAGATCTGTGTTTGCCAACGGTGACCGCCGATGCTGCAGCGGCCATAGAGCAGGAGCTGGGGATCGCGCCCGCGACCCTCAGAGATCAGATGCGCAAGGCGATTCGTCTGTATGCGAGTACGGCGGCCTCTCTGGCCACCGCCGAGTTACGCCTCGAGGACAAGCTGAAGCGGCTCGAAACGCTCGTGGGGCGCGTGAATGATTTGATGTTTCTTGAGCCGTCGGCCGATCTTGAGAATATGATAGAGCCCGCTAGAGCCTATCTCGATAGTGTGCTCGGCAAGATATCGATCGAAGAGGAGTACCGGGCTTTAATTGAGCAGCACAAGCGGTTCGCTGTCTTAAAACCGATCGTGGCTCTCTCGACCTTTCAGAAGCAGGCGGCGCCCATCTGCACGATCTGTATGACAAAAGAGGTGGGCTACGTTGTGACACCGTGCGGCCACACGTTCTGTGAGGACTGTTGCAAGACGCAGATGACGTCGTGTTTTATCTGTCGGGTCCAGATTCGGGACAAGGTACGGCTGTATTTTGGTTAGAGCCAGACAGGGACGCAGTCACCTGTCTTGATGAACCGCTCCTCATAGGCAGCAAGTAGCTCAGGACTCCAGTTGTAAAGCGCAGCTAGAGCCTTGAGGTGGCGACGTTTGCGTTGAATTATAAGGGTCATCCAGAACCGGCGAACCTGTGCCTCTGCAAATTCATCGGCGCTTTCCATCGTACCGACCTACTGCCGTGACCGCACCAGCAGTCACATTTGGCCCACATAAAGGCATCTCAATAAATAGGAGGAATGGGCGACGAACTAACAGTCCAACAGCTGCCATCTCTCATCAAAGAGTGGATGACGCACGAAGATGATCTGCGGACACTGTCAGCGGAGATCCGTGAAAAGCGCAAGCGGGCCAAGCTCGTTCGCTCTATGATTCTCACGATCATGAAGGGTGGCAAGATCGGGCAACTCAACATTTCGGCGGGAGCCGTCACGTCGCGTTCCAAGGTCACGAAGGCGCCTCTTAGTAAGAAATTCATTAAGGAAACCTTGACGGGATTCTTTAATGGCGATGCGGCGAAGGCAGAGGCGTGCGCGGCCTATTTGGACGAACATCGGCCCCTGAAATCCACAGACAGCCTGACACTCGATCCCATTAATCCTTCGCCTAAGTAGAAATGTACGGTACGCTCGTCCAGGGGTTTGCAAATTATTCGGGCCAGCCTACATCGGGATCCTATCTGCTGGCCGTGCTCATGCTCGCGGTCGTTGTCGTGATCCAGCTGTTTGTCGTTCGCTTTCTATGGAACAATGTCCTCGTTCGGGTCACAACGATCGCCAAGCCGATTCCCTCGCTCTTGTACGCACTGGGCCTGCTCGTGTTAGTCGCGATGATTCTCCCGGGATCGGTGCTGGGATGATCGGTTTTGGTTAGATCGGCGACCACGCTGAGTGGAACGACGCTGAGAGGAACGACGCTGAGAGGAACGGCGATTGCTGCTGGTTTGTCTGTGATTGGAGACCCGTGACCCATGGACCGCGGCATTACAGACCAGTGTGGCTGTACCGCGACCCATCGTAGGCACCGTGGCCTTCATACAACGACTCAATCGATCCATCTATCTTCTATGATGATTTTTCTATCCTCATAAGAGAATGTCGGACACTTACTTGCATTTGTTTCACGTACTCGCGATTGGCGGTCTCTTCATGTACATCGGAATCCAGAGAACCGCAATTCCCGCCTTTCTGTATTACGTACTCATCGGCCTCGGCATCATTCTCTTTCTCTACCAGGCCTACAAGGCTTACACCAAGTTTGCCGAGGGTAAAAATCCATGGGTCAATTTGATCCACGTAGCCCTAGTTGCACCGCTGTTAGTCTATGTCGGCGTCAGAGGAGAGGACACGTCTCGGCCCGCCTTTGAGCTTCTCCTTCTGCTCGGCTTCGCCGCCATCGGCTATCACGGCTACTACTTATTCGTCTAACACGATCGTAGCGTCGCACGTTTTGTAGAGCAGATTAAAAAAGGCGATCCGCTGATCTTTAGATGCATCTGGCAATGCATAGCATTTGGCACGATCCAGGCCGAGCGTATCCAGAAAGGCACACATCTCTTCCTTGGTTCCTGTATTGTCGATAATCAGGAAATCATTGCGTGGGTTCTGGAGTGCGGTCCGAATAGTCTCGAGATGTTTCAGGGTCGCTGAACGCCCTAGAACACAGTATTGCGTGTCGTAATCATAGAGAACCCGTTTATTACAGTACTTGTGTTCGTAGTCGGTTTTTTTCCATATCGGGCAACGCGGCTGTTTTTCATCTTCATAGGCGTCCAGTTCCTTCATACGGCCATGCACGTCGTACATCGCGTAGAACTGCGGAACAATGAACTGTGGGCCCAAACGATTTATTTCGCGATTGCGGATGAGGCTGAAATTGTTGTTGCCGTCGTTCATATACTGCACGTAGCTCAGCTTCGGAATCTTGACCATTTTTGTATTGAGGGCCGTGCGCATCAACAATTCCTGATCGTCGCAAATGGGAAGAAACTCGGAATAATTGCCGAGAGCTCTCAATGTTTCCGTCCGCCAGATGCGCGGATGATTGGGCAGCGCCACAATATGACTGAGCGTGATGTTATTCACATTCGGTGTTATATAGACATTGGTCCAGCGCCCCTTGTACTTTTGGCAGTAATAGCCACCGTATCCCAGGCTGATGAAATCGCTGTACCAGAAATTGCGGCCGTCTTCATAGGTATTGATGAAGTCCATATAGACAAAGCCGACCTCCTTGTCCTCTTCGAAGGCGCGGGTCGCATCCGCCAGACAGTCTGGTAAAATCTCATCGTCGTGATCCATTTCGAGTGCATAGGCGCCGCGGCAGAGGCCCACGGCTTCGTTCTTGACATTGCCGATGTTGGCCGAGTTGGCGCTGCGTCTGTAGAGGCGCACACGGGGTTCTTTGGCAAATTTGGTTCGCAGAAAGGCAAAATGCTCGTCGCTCGGCGAATCGTCCAGAATAATCCATTCCCAGTCATTCATCCTCTGCGCGGCGATACTCTTGTAGGCCCGCTCGATCTTATCATACGAATTGAAGCAGGTAGTAAAGAGAGAAAACGTAGGACGCGTCAAAACACGATCACCAATCGCCACATGAATATAGCAGTAATTGACAGCTCGGACAAACTCTTTAGGAGCAGGCAGCTCCTTATAATGAATCCACCGCCGCCTCATACGGGGTCGAATCGCAGCATACACATCTGCATAATACTCGGCCTCCGTGTCACCGAATGTCACAAGAATCGGATAGTTGGGATCTGCCATCTGGGCAAGAGCAGAGGGTTCGTTAATAATCTGAACCGAGCAATCGCTTACATCCAAGAGTGCATCGACGGCAGCGTACTTGTCATAGCGAAAAAATAAAACATGGGGGTATTTATCCATAAAGGCGCCTCCCTTTCGCTGCAAGGGCTCGGGTACCGCCTGTGTCAGTAAGTCGCAGGCCAACACTTGGTCCGTCAAGACCGTGTTCGTTTTCTCATCAATTACGACGGTGACCGTGTGATCGAAGGCGCGGAGTGTATTGGAGAGACCCGAAACCAAGATGTGCTTTACCGTCCGAAAACAGGGATCTGTAAAGAGGCTGGCTCTCACATTATCGTCCGCGGGAATAACAATGTAGTCGCCTACGCGCGCGACTTTTTCGGTAATATCGATGTTTTTCTCAAGTGTTCCATAATAGAATCGCAACATTTACAGAGTTTGTTGAGATTCTGTTTATACTTGGAACGACTCTGCTAGGTAGTGGGTGGGACTTTCGGCATTATATTTTTTACATGGGAAGAAGCTTTACGTATTTCTTCATTTAAAAGATATTGTATATTTTCTTTTGAAGGGCCATCAGTCGGCGGTGTGCCGGTACGTTTCACGTACATATAGTTATATGTTGGAACTTTGACCTGTAAAAATTGAGATAATCCTGGATTGGAAGATGTATAGTCTTCAAATATACTGCGTCTATCTTTATTTCCGCTGTTATGAATTACAAATACCCCACCAGGCGCTTTAACTACTTCATGTAAGCCATTTGCAATTGATCTAGAATAAACACCAGAATCATACTTTTTCCCCTCTGTTATTTGTCGGCTTGTACCACTTTTATGACACCCTTCACATTGCAACGTAGGCGGATAAGGACATGGTACTTCCACCTTGTCTTTTATACCTTTATGCTGCCAAATTTGCAGACCTATCCAGTTATCATCAGCTGTTAATTTACTATATTTTTTAATAATGTCACTGCATAATTTTACCCCAGATGTAAAACATCCGCCCAATGTATCTGGCACATATAAACTAATTTTTTTATCCCGTGCTTTTAATACTTCTAAAAAAGATATAATGTTATTTTTAATCTTACCAGAATCAAATAGATCAGATTTATATCCAGGTAGAAGTGTATCTAAAAATTTATTGAAAGAAATTCCTGCAGAAACAAGATTATCAAATCCAGCTGCACATGCATCTTTTGCATGAGCAACTACTGCTTGATAGATTACCGATGCTTCGCGGTATATACCGCCATCGATCGAAAAAAATTGCTTAGGAAAATTTGTATCAAATTCCGATAAAAGATTAATAATTATCTGCGCAGAATATGTTTTTCCTGACGCACTTGGACCACATCCCATAAGGAGTCTGCCGGGTGTTTCAAAGCCCTCAACCGAAATTTTACGCATATCATTTTTCCATATTCCATCTAATTTATCTTCTACTATAAATTCTATCGGCGTTCTGCGGCCAACCGATAATACGCTCATATACATAGCTCGTAACATATAGGCAGTTGATTTTAATTCTTCATCAACTAAAGTACGGATTTTGGAAAAACAAGTGCCAGAACATTCTTTCCATTCAGTAGGTTTAAGAGGACAGCTTCCTGGTTGTGGTAGCGTTTGTATTGCTTCTTTTACTTTGCCGTCTAGTTCATTATAATTTGGTTTTATATAACCAGGCACATCTGTCATTAAGATGTTATCAACTTCAATTATTTTTTGTAAATAGCGTAATAATAAATCACGAGTAGCTACTCCTGCTCTTGCCAATGCTGGCCTACTTACTAGTGAGGATACTGCTACTGGAGTACCCGTAGCTACTGCTACTCGCTGTGATCTTCTAGCTAATAATGGATTTACTCGATTGATGGATGATGTATTAGAGATAGGTGGCGCTGCAGAGGTAGCGGGGTTCGACGATCCAAAAGGCCAGGCACCACCCCTCTGTGTTCGTCGCTTCTTCTGCAGGCGTCGCCTTGTTCTTGGCATGCTCTACAATATTCTAATAATTTGTCCATGCAAATTATTAGAATAACGAAACGAGCCTATTAGGCGCAGCCAGGAACAAACACCTCAGACTTGGGCACTGCGTTCGGCCCCTGGTACTGGGAGAGCTCTGCAACCGCCTCCGTCTCCCAGAAGCCCATGTCACGAGGACCAGATGGGCGGTCCATAGGTGCATTCGGAGCGCCCACGCAGAATGAGGTCATGGAGAGGCGGAGGCGGGCCACGATCTCATCCAGATCCTTCTTGGAGGCCGCCTTGTCCGATGGATCCTGACAGACCTTGCCGATCAGAACGTGACCGCGATCACTGAACTTCTCGGTGATAATCTCAATGTCGCGCTTATTGACCGCAGACCGGAGACAGCGACCCACGATGGTCGAGGCCGGCTCGGTATCCTCCTGGGTGCGGAACTGGAGATTCTGGGTGCGATAGACGCCTGGTACGGGAGCGGCCACGTCGGCCTCCATGCAGCAGAGCTTGCTGATCAGAAGGCGGAGTTCGCCCGCCGCCTCGTCTCTCGCAGGATAGGCGGCGATCCGGGCCAGCAGACTCTGCGCGGCGGCCGATCGTTCCGCACAGGCCGGCATCCGAATGGGATCCACGGCCGCTCCTGCAAACCCTTCTTCAACGGGGAGCGGCTTGAAATGCACGAGCAGCAGAGCCAACACAATCAGGGCTCCCGATAATATAAGCGTATTGTACATCCTCTAGCGTGTTAGGGCATTTTTTCCAGACTCAGAAGGGCGGCATTGCGCGGCATCTCAGCGAATGGTAGTCGCACCTTGGATGGATAGATGCCGGCGCGATTAAGAACAAAGCCCGTGCAGACATCCTCTAACGCCGATCCCTTATAGTCCGCCGCCGCCGCCACTACGATCGGCAGAGCTGCGGCCGAAATCCAGTAGCCCGCGCCAAAACAATAGACAGCGGCTTGATGCGACGGTGTCAGGGCTGGATCGGTGAAGCGTGCTTGGATCCTCTGCGGATTGACCGGTGCCGCCTGGCAAATAGAGGCGGTCACGCCCCAGTACGGCACCTTCTGGTGGGTTTCAATCGCCGACACCAACTCCTTTAGGCTGAAGAGCATATCCTCGTCCGTCTTGAAGATCCCTGGCATGCCGGGCCTGTTCTCGGCGATCCAGCCGTAGGCCGCGTGAAGCTTGGCCGGAAGGCACTCATAGGTATCTGAACAGGGCAGCGTCAAGATCTGGGTGCCTGGAGTATAGATAGGCTCTGGTACCGTAGGGTCGCCGAGCACACCCAGAACCTCCCAGGCAGGATCTGCAAATCGGCGAATGGCGGCGGCCAAATAGGGTTCGTATTTGCGACATCCCGCAATCAAAAGAATCGGTTTGGGTGTCATCTATCGGGTGAGTTGGCGGCTGGCTTTAACTAGCCCGTTGCCCTAGTCCAGAGCGTTGCCCTAGTCCAGAGCTACGGTCGCCTCCCCGCCCGCTCCCGCGTCGCCTCCCACTAAGGAAGCCCACGAGCGTCCCAGCGATTCAAAGATAGAGATCGCCTGATTCGCCGCCGTTACCACCACCTGGCGCACAATCCCCTTTGGCTCGCCTTGATAACCGGCACGGAATCCCAGACGCAATGTCATTTCGCGCTTTAGCGGATGGCGCACCTTGTAGGCCGCATAGCTGATCGGGGACTCGGCTCCGCCGTTCGTGATATAGATCTCCGTAATAATCGCCTGCAGCAAGTTGCCCAGCGTGTGCTCCTGACCGTCAAACACCAAGTCCAGACCGTCCATGCGGCTGTCGGCGGGCTGGATCGTGACGCCGATCGTATCAAGAGCCGTCTCCGCTGATGCATAGGGCTTGACCAGATCCACTACGGATTTTATACCCTCGGCCACAATGTCGCGCACGGGCCGGATCCCCACCGACTCGATGGTAAAGTCGAAGGAATTCGGTTCGCCCGTGGCGGGATCCAACAGAAAGCAGCGCTGAGCCGCCATCGTATTCCACTCTTTCTTATAGGCAGCCAGCGTCGCCGGTGGTACCTCGGCGGTCGCCTCAATCTTCTTGAAGGCCAGAATCCAATCCTTGAAGAACTGATCCTCGCGCACGGGGTCCGTATCGCGCGTATTGGCAAAGGTGCATTGGCTGACGGGACAGAACCCACTAAAGTCGCGCCCCCGACCCACGATAGGATAGGCCGTGAGATCAATCTCCTCGGGCGGCTGCTCCGGGTTCCATTGGGCCCGGAGGCTAATAAGAAGAGAGGAGTCACCCGTGATCGGATCGGCGGGAAACATCGCCGACGCGGCGGCCTCGCCCACATCCGCGAAGGATCCATCGGCCTGCTTTTCGAGGACGTGAAAGTCGCCCGCCGACACGTGCAGAATATCGGCCGCCGCCGAACCCTTGCGATCATTCTTCACTGCGAGCACGCACTGGTAGTTCGCCGGTACAAAGTCATCGATCCGGACAACGCCGAGAGGTACGAGGGTCAGACGATGGGCCAACATCTCATTAAAGATCACCGACGTGTTCTTGCGAATGACAACACCCGGGTCCTTGGGGTCCGTGAGATCGGCGCGGAATCCTACGGAGCGTGTCTCGGAGAGAATGCAGCGGCGAAGGGTGTTGGCAATCGTAGTGGTCGTCTGGTCGAGTGTGAAGGCCAATGTAAGTTTCTCACTGCGATCTGTCATGAGAGGCGGGCCGGATGCAATAAGATTACGAAAGCGCCCCTGCTTCTGTGGCCCGGGACCTGGTGCTGCGGGTCCTCCTGCTGATGCTGCTACTTGACTCATTGTACTGCACTCCTAATGAAAGGTGACGATTGTCAAATTTGGTGTCGGTCACAGCAACCCGAAAAATCCACGGCAACCAACAATGAGCGGTGGCAAACATCTCTGTTTCTTCAGTGCCCGGTGCCGATTTAGCCAGAACTTTCTGGAGGAAATTGCCAAGACGCCATACGCCAAGGAGTTCCGATTCATCTCGGTAGATCCCCAGCCCGGTGGTCAGCGGCCCTCGTTACCTCCCTACGTTAAGGCCGTCCCAACCCTCATGATTGACGGCGAACGGGATCCCCGGGTGGATAGCCAGGTGATGAATTGGCTGTCGGAGCGGCGACTGCGGGAGAGCAAACCGCCTGCTTCTACGGGTCCTGCCGCTGCTGCTTCTGCTGGTTCTGATGGCCTGCTCGCCTTCAGTGATGAGATGGCTGTAAGTGGCGATGAGGGCTATGCCTTTATCGGTGAGGAAGCCACCGCCACGAAGAGCGCCATGGTGCGCATGGTGGGAACCATGGCCTCGATTAATGATGTGGCGGGCGTGGGCACAACCGCAGATCGATCACACCAGGATACATCGGCTTCTGCCGGTTCCAACATCGGCACCCCTCAACAATCGGCCAAGGCCAAGGCGCTTGATGATGCACTCATGGCGTACCAGCAGATGCGGGATCGTGATATGCAGAAGCCGGGACCCACCGCCAATCCATTTGCCAGGAGGTAAAGCGCGGGCGCTAACATAGCATTAATGGCGACACCTCTTGCTGCCTTTTGCGTGCAACTTATTGCGTTCTTCGAGGATCTCACAGAGACCTATCCCGAAGAAGGCGATATTAAAAAGGCGCTACGAGCTGTGCGGCTCGCCAAAAAGACAAATCCACGACTCCTCCACCAGCATTTCATGGAGCAGGTCTATCCGCTGGCCCCTCAGATTTTGGACGAAGACGAAGAGTATCTGATTGGAATGGCGCGGCAGATGTCAGATAATCAGTCGGCTCTTTGGGTGTTTGATCGTGTCTGGCCTACGATGACAGAGACGAATAAACAGCACGTATGGCGCCATATTAAAACGCTGGTGGTGCTGGCTGGGCGGGTGTAGCCTGTTCTTGATTCTGTGCGATACCCCCCAATTCCTCCGATTGGCTAGTAATCGCTTTCACGGCTTTTGCGGAAACTAACACGGGCACAATTGTATCTTGTGACTGTGCATCGGGCATATCCGTGTTCATCAGCAGCGATAATATAGTGAGGGGATAGTATTGCTCATCAACAAAGTTGGCCGTTTGCTCAGGTTGTAGAATACCAGCTATTCTCTGAATAGCCGTCTCTAGAGACTCGGCCAAACCAATGGTTCGCATAATATCAGGATCTTGCTCTTGGCCGCGTTTAATTCGAGTCATATACTCCTTGAATTGATTCGGGGTTACTCTGTCTAGCAAGACAGGAGCCAGCAGAGAGCGCAGCGTAGCGGCCAAGGAGCGAATATCGACGGCATCCTCTTGGTCGTCGCCAGGAAGTATTATATTAAATTCTGTATTATCAGGATCTTGCAATTGATCGGGTTGCATTTTATCCAGCATCTTCCGAGGCGGCAGGCGCAGAGATTCATCTTTCAAATCGCCCAGCGTATAGAGGCCCACTGTATGGGTCGGATCGTCTGGGCGTTTCGCCCACTTCTGCTGATTTTCACTGGACTGGGTTTCCTTGTTGAACAGGCCCGTTTGTCTTAAACCGGCTATCCAGTCGCTGAATGATTTAATATTTTCATTATAAGCACCGCCTCTCTGCGCCCTACGTGTGCGCCTCCGACGTTCGGGCCGCTGGTTGTGTTTGCTTCGCGTCTTTCGCGACATCCTCTGACGAATGCGGTGAAAATTACATGCGTAAATCACCCGACCCTAACAAGGTAGATGGCGGCATTTGATGGCACCCTGAAGGCATTTTGCGGCGAGCTCCGTCTGACATTCCCCGAACTCGAGGCGGCGATCGCCCGGGCGGCCACGCTTACAGCTGCACAATTCTGGAATTCCTGGAGCGGCAATCTTGAGGTGCTACTGAATCGTACCACGGAGGGACTCTTTACGGGTCGAAGCGGCTTTCTGATTGGTCCCGTGCGCCTTACACCGGCTCTCTGGTCAGAGCTCACACCAAAGACCCAGGGAGCTGTGTGGCGCTATCTCCGTACGCTGTCTCTCGAGGCGGCACTGGTGGTGGGCATCGACGGCCTCGACACGGAGGCCAGTGCGACCCTCATGGCCATTCTGACGGCGGAGAAGATTGAGAAGGGCGGAGCGGAGGCAGCGGCGGAGACATCCGAGATGTTTGAAGAGTCGATGAAGCATCTGTCGCCGCTGCTCGAACGGCTCAAGAGTATGATGGGTGCAGCAGGAGCCGGCGGCTTCATGGATCTGTCGGGTTTCACGATGCCGGAGATCCCGGAGCGGCTGCGCAATGGGCGCATCGCCAAGCTGGCGGAGGAGATGGCCAAGCAGTTCGACCCGGCCGAGTTTGGCCTCGATCCCACGGTCCTCAAGGGCGACAATGTGGAAGAGATTCTGAAGCGCCTGGCCGACATCTATCAGAAGGATCCTACGCTGCTGATTGGTGGCGCCAAGAAAGTGGCAGAGCGCATTAAGAAGCAGATTTTGGGAGGGTCCCTGAATCGCGACGATCTCGTGGCGGAGGCCCAGGAGTTTATTACGCTCTTCAAGGAGCATCCGCAGTTCAAGGAGATGATTGGTAAATTTACGGACTTCATGGGGCCTGGCGGCATTGCCGAGATGTTTAGCGGGACCTCCTCAAATGCCGAACCGTCCGAACGTAGGAGGGCCGTACAGGAGCGGCTGCGACGGAAACTGGCAGCTAGGAATGCTTCGGCAAAGAAGTAAATGCGATAAGTAAGGAGAATGTCAGCATGTCCCGCTTTTTGGCTACAGGATCCGTCCATTCTATGGACGCAACCAACGGAGTTTTTTCCATTTACAGAACACGATAAGCGCTGTACGGCATCGGCCCTCAATTCCTTTACGCGCTTCGGCCTCTACGTGGGCGTCGTGTTGGCTCTCGTGCGCCTGGAGCTGGTGTGGCTTCTGGTGGGTGTCTTCTTTGGTGCCTTTGCTGTTGGCGCGTGGTTCTACATGTCTTCTACGGGTGCCGTGCGCGAGGGCTTTGATGTGCTGACCGATGCGCCCATCGTGGAGCCGCGGGATGTTATTGGCCAGTATGTGCCGGATGTGATTGGCTCGAGCGATCGCACCGTGCCCACGGGCGCCAATCCCTTTATGAATGTGCTGCTGACAGAGATCAGTGATAATCCGTATCGCAAGCCGGCGGCCAACATCGACAGCATGAGTATCCGAACGGAGCTGGATACGTATTTTCAGACTATGTTTGCCAGCGATCCCGGCGATGTGTTTGGCAAGACTCAGAGCCAGCGCATGTTCTACACAACGCCTTCCTCAACGATTCCAAACGATCAGAGCGCCTTTGCCGATTGGCTGTATCGCGTGCCAGGTCAGACCTATAAGGAGGGCAATCTCCAGGCACTCAGCCAGGTACCGGCAGGTGGTGGAGGTGGAGAGACGATTCCTTGGTTGTCTTTACAGGCCAACTAAACTTGAGGGCATCAAAATAAATACTATTGCTCGATCAGAGATGGCAGCCTTTCAGATCCAGCAATTTACGCGCGTGCATGACGATCCCTGCGACCAGGTGGTGCAGAATAAGGAGTCGCTGGGCCCCGGTGCCTACACGATGACGAACCTCGTGCCGGCGTCGTCCGAGGCCTACGGGACGGCTTATCAGCAGCCGGCGGTGCCGGCCGCGCCCGGATTCGGCTGGTCGGCCACATCGATCCAGGTGGATTCATTGTTGCGGAATCATGCGATCCAGACAAATTCGCCACACTGCCCCATCCGGTCGAGGACGCAGGCGCGCCCCTTCGTGACGGTACCGTACATGGGCCGCGGCAAGGGCGAGGCGGAGCTCGAGTCCCGGCTGCAGCAATCGACCTTTGTGCGCAATGGCCGCGATTGTGGAACAATCTCGGATACATTCTATGAGAATCAATTTACGCCGCTCATTCCGTATGTGGCAAAGAACGTGCAGAACCCGGTGCATCTGATTCCGGAAGTGGCGTCGGTGGGCTGGGTTAGGGCGGGCGTGCCGAGCCGCCAGTGGGTGCGCGACCAGAATTGTTGAGAGTTTATGACTATCGGCGCGAGAGCAGAGATGTCAATAAACTCGTACGCCGAGTGATTTTGACCAGTCGAAGTG